GATATATGTTACCAAGCAAGCCATCCCAAGAGGCGCCCCACTTACCGATATAACAATACCCGTGGGACATATCAATGGTTGCAGATGTGTCGTATTGACTCCAAGTCCCGCTATCTTCAACACCATTTACATAAACAGATCGCTTTGATGAATCAGATATATCGATGGAGGCCATGATAGTGTGCCACGTATCTGAAGCGTATGTGCTGCTGCTATCCCACATCAATTCTTCAGGGCCACCAGAAGTGTCACCGCCCATTATTCTTAATTTACCATCGCTTTTATGTAAGACGTATAAACCATCGTCAGAGTCAGTTCCAGACATAAATATCGTCCGATCAGAACTACCACTATCGTCATTGAAACACATAACAAATGAAACCGTTGTTGAGTCAGCACCGCCTGTCAAATAGTCTCGACTTAATCCATGATTACCAGCGCCATTTATCCAAATACTTCTGGCCCAAAACTCACTACCACCCCTAGCACCTGTATACGGCCCTGAGTAAACTGTGAAGTCTCCACTTGTACCTAAATTCTTACCAGCGTCATCAGCTCGTAGGGGTAGGCCAATTAACGGAGTATCCCCTGTTTCGTCAATGACTTGAGCTACGGACTTGTGTCGGTTGGTATCAGAATCCCAAAATGGGTTATCTGATGCTAAATCCCTCTGATCCCCATCAACCCAAAATTCCCCCACTTCGGCATCTATAGCATGGGTACTGTCATTACTAAACTCACACCCTGCTGAATAATTTCCCATGTTGTTACTGGAGGGGTTCGTATTAAAATCTACTGTTTGAGAGACACCATCAATAAATATCTTACAGCCTGATTGGGAGTAAGAGTCCACCTGTGCCTGAACACTTATGAACCGATTACTCCCAAGGGTTTCTTTGCCGTATCTCGCTCTCATTTCTACTACTACTGAAGCACTACTACTCTGTCCTGTGATTACTATCCAATCGTAGTTATATCTAACTTCTAGAAAACGCCCGCTAGAGTAGAAGATTCTTTCGGAGTTGTAGTTAGGTGTCCGAAATGTGAAACTGACAGTCATATACCTAGTGTTTGGAAAGGATATTGTTGGGCCATCCATCCAATCTCTAGGCATGGAACTAGAAAAAGAGCTAGCACTACAGTTATACTGATTAGGCCCACGTTCTGCTGTATCCAGCACACCATTCACCGTGAAGTCACCACCTGTACCAGCGTTGTCTCCTGCTGTAGCAGCATCGGTCATGGGTAGGTAGAGGATGGGGTTAGATGGTATTGTGTCGGAAGGCTTTCCGTCTGAGTCTATGAATAAGCGTCTGTTGGATTCAGTAGATAGGTCTCGGTATGTTTTATCTAGGAAGAAATGGGCAACTCGACCATGTATCTTTTGTTGTCCACTGATTAGATTACCGATAGCAGGAGCAGCTTTTGTGAAGTTAATACTATCATCAGTGAATGTGTCCCAAATTATATTTGTGTCCACATCATTAATATATACCTTACTATTTGATGAACTTGTCATATCTATAGAGACAAGAATATGGTTCCATGTGTCCCTCGGTAGATATGTATTATCTGAACCCCATAAGATAGTAGTTCCCGATGAATTATAACCACCTACAAAGAATTTATAAGATGAATTATAAAATAGTTTTATCCCATAGCTACCCCCAGTACCGTTAGAGTAGAGAGTAGTGTTATCTGAAATTTGTATTCCGTTGTATGACCATGTGCTAAAAGTAAATGTTTTACCATTAGCTTCTCCAGACATAAGACTAGATCGACTCAGGTAATCATTAGTACCATCAAAGCTAACACCCTCGGCTGCTTCGCCTCCTGATGCTACTGGGTTAACGCCTATTAGACGTTTTTCAATGCTCATTACGCCATCCCTACACCAGAAGCGATGCCATACCACGTAGTACCACCGTCAATCGTTGTGAAAACTAATACGTCTACACCAGCCGCAGTTAGCGTAGGTGCCGTAGCAGCAGGCCAATCAACGCTTGTAGGCCATGTAACGGCAGCAGAACCACCGTTAGTCAGCAGTAGTGTGAATGAACCAGCACTACCAGAAGCTGGAGGGTTCGAGAATGTCAGCGTAGTTGCACCGCTAATAGTTTTAGTTTGTACATTACCCAACGACAAATCTACGTCATTCGCCGCCATAGCAACCTTAGTCTCTGCATAATCTTTGAGGACAGGACGCTGTACCACATTGTCAGCCATGTTGATCGATGCTGATCGTGTTTCTGCAACGTCTGTCTTTGAGGTGTCAGCGTCATAGGCTTGAACAGATGTACCGATGTCAGCGTCAACTACAATCGTCGAATCATACGCCTGTACGTTTACGCCAATATCTGCGTCGACTAGGATTGTTGAATCATACGCTTGTACGTTTACGCCAATATCTGCGTCTTTTAATAAAGCATGACCACCAGCGGTAGATCCATCGTGAACAACGAGTGTGTCTTTAGTTGTGTCAACAGTGACCTCGCGTACTGCGCCCGTAAATGACCCATGTTCGGAAGTCGTGCCACCACGTAGTTGTAATAATTTGCTCATGTTAGACCTCCAAAGTCAATCTGTAAGTTTGAACCTGACACGGTTCCTATGTTCGTCATGTTGTTGTTCTGCCCATCTAACGCACCGCCTAACTGTGGTGTTGTGTCAGATACAACGTCTGTTATTCCTGAGATGATCCCACCCCACGTTGAGCCTGTGTAATACTTCAAGATGTTTGCGGACGTATCGAACCATAAGTCACCTGCACTTGGCGAGGCCGGTGCGCTAGCCGCGATCACGTACTCATTCGCGTACCGATTAACATCGGCAATTGAGCCTGCTACTGTGGTTATATTAGAAGCGTTGCCAGCGACAGTGTTAACATTCGCTATGCCTGCGCCTACTGTATTGATGTTGGCTACTGCGCCAGCCACTGTGTTGATGTTTGTAATGGCTGCGCCGACTGTACTAATGGAGTTGCCGGAAGATGTCGTAACTGCTGTTGCTATGGACCCTAAGTCCTCGGAATAGACGATATTACCGGCAACAATATCAATGTTAGTTTGATTCGCAGCCGAAGGTGCCGTCACCGCCCAGGTAGACCCGTTGTACGCCTTCATAACGTTATCGGAAGTGTTGAAGTATATGGCACCTGTAAGCAGCGCATCGCCATCGTTATCCAGGGTAGGATCACTAGACTTTGCACCCAACATGCGATCATCAAAGGTATCGTAACTAGCAGCCGCGCTAGTAGCAGACGTAGATGCACTGGTAGCACTTGAAGCTGCATTAGTCTCAGACGTAGATGCACTGGTAGCACTAGAAGCCGCAGATGTAGCAGACGTAGACGCAGCAGAGGCCGATGTACTTGCAGCACTCGCTGAAGACGCCGCGTTAGTCGCTTGAGTTGATGCTGTGGACGCGGATGAGGCCGCGTTAGTCTCGCTAGCCGCTGCATTAGTTTCCGACGCAGCCGCACTTGTAGCCGAGCTTGCCGCCGCGCTCGCTTCAGTGGTAGCGGTTGCCGCTTGTGTTGTTGCAGTTGAGGCTTTTGTTGTTGCAGTTGAGGCGGATGCTGATGCAGACGTAGCGCTAGTCGCCGCGTTTGTCTCTGCGGTTTCAGCATTTGTCTCTGCGGTTTCAGCATTTGTCTCTGCGGTCTCAGCGTTCGTTTCGGCTAATTCTGCCGCCGTTTGTGCTGTTTGGGCGGCGGTCTTCGCCGTCTCAACGTCAGCAACATTAATTGCCAAGGATAGTTTAGCACCAGAGATGTCAGTTGCTAATACGCCGGATGTGTGATCAGACTGAACCGCATAGATGTTCTTGGTACTACTATCGCGGACTATATCGTTTTTGATATACGCCGTGGAAGTAGTCCAGTCACCTTTCCATTGGAACGCTGAGCTAATAAGAATTAAATCGCCGTCAGCATCAAAACCCACTTCTTTGAGTGCGCGGTTTGGCCCAGACTCAGAGATAACTATATCGCCTGACGTTCCAACTGGTAACTTAATAGACCGGTTGGTTATGGCTTCGACATTATCAAAACCCGTCTCTGTAGCGTCAACCCGATCATTAATGTCTCCTGCGCGAGCGATGACGCCTGCAACAATGTCTGCCGGTTTAGTGAAGGTGTTGCTCATCTATTTAAGCCTCGCAAAGAATAGTTTAATTGGACACCCTGTAGAGTGAACGGGGGGTCTGTAGCGCTTGTGTGTACGATCAGTAAACTGATGTTTCGACCACTGCCGTTTAAATATGCGTCGGCGGAAGCTACAACTGCGCTTGACCACACAAAGTCACTCCATGAGGCGACATCCCAGAAGCCACCCCCGCCGTGGACGGTTGTCGAGGCACTAGAGAAGGAACCCCCGACACCATAATCATAATCAGCCACATAACTCAATGTGGCTTGACTGCCCGCCTCTAACTCTAATGTTGCTTTACGGAACCGCTTCTTCTTATGGGGGCTGTTCAGATTAACGAAAGGCAAACGTAAATAAGATTGAATAGCCGTGCCATTAAACGATGTACCACTGTCCATGAGCATGACACTACCGTCGGTGCATCCCATATAGCGTTCCGTGACACAACTTGGCGTATGTTCCAACAGCCAGGTGCTAAAACCAACAAGCTGACGGTTAATGATAGTGCCAACCAATACGGTTTTATCACCGAAGAACAGGCGGTATTGGTTCTTGTCTCGGTTCACCGTTGCACCTACAGTGTCTTGCTTTCGTTCGTCTATATATGGCTTAACTATCGCTGAAAGACTGGCAGACTCAAAATCACCAAAGGCTTGAGTAGCGGTCAAGCTGCTCAAGTCGTCACCATTGAAGTAATATAGATCTGAATCCATTTGTGCGTGGGTTTTACTCACCGCGCCGATGGCGGGTGAAAATGGCTTCAGATCCCAATCAGTGCTTGATGTGCCATATAAAACAGATACCTGGCTAACGCCAGTAATTGCAAGAGAGTTGCCTTTCATGCTGTTTAAACCAGTCACTTCAGAGCCAATACCAATTTCTCCTGCGCCAGTGTTCAAAGTCCAACTTGTCGGGTCGCCTACGCCGCTGTGCTGAACGGAGCCGCCACTGAACGCCAAGAATAAATGGTTTTTATGAACACCAACATGAGAGGGGGTATCTGCGGTCATGCCTGTGGTTAGTTGGGTAAATGTCGTACCATCAAACTGGAACGCCTTGTTCACACCATCACAACCATACATTTTCTGGGAACCTGAGTGACCAGAGAAGTTGTGATTAACAAACTCGTAATCACCGCCCGCCACTAGTGTTGCCGTTGAAACGACAGACCACCCACTAGATGTTGACTTGTGCATAACGCAAGCTGTACCCGCCGCGTTATCTCGGAACGCGTACACTGTGTTGTCATACTCCCAAACACCTCGGATGGGACCACTGCCGCTCACGGCTAAAGGTGTGCCACTCGCACGGCCATCGAAGATCGTATACCCGTCCATGCGGCGGTATCCACCACTCATGGCGCATTCATAATTCTGGGCGAATATTGCCTTACCTGCG